CTAATTTCCTTTCCTGGGACGCTTAGATTCATTGTAGGCTAGTAGTGATGAGCGTAAATAACAGACTTTACGCCCTTCATATTTGCACTCGATTTTATTTTCTATCCTAGCATTATAAAGTGCGTTTCTACCTATTCCAGTAATTCGACAAGCTTCATTTGTACCAACATATTCTGTAAGACCGTTTTCAAGCAGCTGCAGCCTCTTCTCTAAATCGATCAGCTTCTGCTGGTACTGCTCCCACTCTACTTCTGGAATGATTACTACCTTCTGCATATAAATAAATGTTGCTTATGCTGCGTTTCCGGCAAACTCACCTTCTTTATTTTTAAACTCTTCGAAGTAAGGATCAAGGCTGAAGTAACCCATCCCTGTCATAAGGGCATCACGCAAATTTTTTAAGACCAATGCTGTATGAGATGCGCTGGCCGGTACACTTTCATCATTTAAATAATACATTGATAAATCTGAAAGAGCAATTTCGAGTTGCTTAATTATTACACCTGGCTCATGCATCTCCAGAACCTTCAGAATAGGATGAACATTGAAAATATGATCTCTTTCCTGAAGAGCTATATAATATTGCATTGAACCTGGTTCAACAGGCTTGAAAAGGTTAGCTCTTCGGGCCTCGTAACTTTGCTGCCACTCTTGATTTCCACCATATGGAGTTTGTGTTGAGTTTTTCATAAAGGTATAGTTATTTTAAGCTTTTACTTTTCTTGGTCGTTTCGTATCATTATACTCCTGCAGGCTGCTTCTCAGGTAAAGCACTGTCTTCCCCTCGAACTTGTAAGCCACCTTATCCGCTGCTCTTAGGTTGTAGAGTGTATCTCTGTGCAATCCTGTTAACTTGCAGGCCTCACCTGTCTTTACCCATTCGCTGAGGCCTTTCTCTAAGCGATTCACTCGTTTGACAAGTTCTTTAATCAGCTCTTCCTGATGCTGAATTTGTTGCTGCATTTGTTCAATTATACCTAGTTGCATACAATGAATTTAAGTTCTCAAAAGATTAACTTTTACTTATTATTGTTTAATTTCTAAAAAGCCTCCACCGGTGAGAAGGGCATTTCTTAAAATTCTTAGAGTATATAGCAGTGAACTGGCTTTAGTATAGCCTGGCTCAAGATCCATATACAAATGGGTCAGGTCCTGCATGATATCGTCTATCTCTATGGCCATGCCTTCAGCTCCAGCGTTATCAAGCGTTTTAAGAAACGGTTCTACATCAAATGTGCCGTTAGCTCCCTGGGAGGTAATAAATACAGTTGGCTTATCAACTGAAACAGGTAAAAACTTTTCCATGATTTAAACTATATATGATTTAACAATTTATCTCACCAAACATTTATTTTGATTGTGTTTTAATTGTATAACGCAAGCAATATGCAATTAGTTTTTAATTAGTACAATTATTTTGCAATATTTTTAATTGTGGTTTGATTGTTGCTTTTATATTTGTGCCGTATAACACATAAAAACACCACTAAAATGGCAGAGGAGCAAAAGAAAATTACTGTAAACTTTCAGATGGAACAGGATCTACACGAGAAGTTAAAAGCACTTGCAAAGAAGAAAGGTGTAAGCTTTGCCGGTTATATCAGAATGATATGTAATGATGCTGTTGAGGCAGAAGAAACGAAAAAATAGGTAATTCATTATCAACAGGTTGTTGATAATGAATTACAACCTCCATAACTGGCACTCTGTTGGGCCCTCTCCAGTGTACTCATTAATAGAGTTCAGGTAGAAGTAAGACTGATACTGATCTAACCAGATTGGAACAGAGCAATCGTAGTTCTGCACTTCATGGGCTGCCAGTAAGAAGTAGGGCGTTAGTCCTTTGCAACGATAAAGGATATCCTTCAGGATGCCATAATACGTCTTTAACAATGAGGTAAAGTCTAAGCCTTCAAAGGTACTCACTGCCATAGCGATGCTTCTGCCGGGTGTTTCATTTTTTTCTCTTAAGGTTACACCCTGGTACACGTTCGGCTGGTGCAGCGTGAGGCGGGGCTCTGTCTTTACGGGTTTATAGGTTATCTCTTGATCTATATAATACCAATTCCCCAGGGACTGTCGATATACTGCTCCTCCCTTCAAGATGTACTGCGATTCGTTGCGGGTATAGTTGTTTCCAGAAGCAGCATCCTGCACATAAGCTACGTCTCCTGTCTGGGATTGCAGGCCGCTTAACCCTTGCACGTTCGCTACGACATGCTTGTACCCACTTAACACCTTTCGTTCTTCTTCCAGAGTGGTAATATCCACGTACCCCTGCTGTTGCCCTGAGGCGGCAACGGGTAACTCTAGGACAGTTACTTCATAATCTAATGTGTTGTTATCTACTGGCAAAAAAGAATCCGCATCGCTGCCGCTTTTGTATCTAAACCAGTTCTTCTGAGCAAATTTCCCAAACCTATAACTAATTCCAGGCTGCTTGCCAGCAGGATACACTAGCTTCTTACTCCAATCCAATGCATTAGCTTTATTGGTCTCCAGTTGGGTCATGGGCACGAGCATCATCATATCACTAAATACATCATAGTTGGGCATCAATCCAAACAACGAGTTCACCATCTTAAAGAAGTCCTTTTGCTTAATATCCGGTAAGTTATCGGCAATACTCCAGTCGGACTTGTAGTAGGCTTCGTCTTTGTAGCTGGCCTTAATTTCAGCAGAGGAGAACCAAGCAGCATCTGAAAAGCCATTCTGTGCTACCAGGTTCTCGCGCTGCACCACAAAAGAGATGCTATTCAAATTATAGATAGAACTTACTTTAATAGTTCCTTTTGCTTCCTGCTGGCCTACTGCGGAGATATCTAAACGTACAGGCGGCTGTAAGTTAAAGTTATCACTGTCTCTCAACGCCACCAGAAGAAAAGCAGGCGCACTGACTTTGGATGATTTCAGCTTCGTTACATTTACGGTGAGAGTAATCTCCACTTCTCCGTAATGCTTCGGAATACTGGGCGTGAGGGTGCCTGTTAGAAAGTAGTTATACTGCCTTTCTTCTACCCACTGCTGGTTATGAACAGGGATGCCATTGGTGAAAGGAAGTAACAGCCGGTTAAAGGTATCGTTCTCAAAGCTCCACTTCACCCCCGCTTCTTCCATCATCTGAGCGTATATAGCACGGACAAACACCGAAGGGTACAGGTGCATCGGGTTTAAGTTCCCTCTATTGAAAGAGAACCCCCTATAATGCAGATCATAGATATAGCCGTGAGTATGGTTTCGGTATGGGTTCCCTCTAGTTGCTACATTATCCAGGTCGCGGACGTGGTTGAATCGTGCTAAGTTCAGATCTCGTATTGACTTATCCCCTAACTTTTCGAAGAAGTTTACCGCCCCTGAGAATACCTGCAGATTATAGTCCTCTTCGAAAGAGTCAAGAAGGCCTATAGCAGAGGGCAGTAGTTCTATTCCATCATGTAACACCTCAACTTTTAACAACCTATAGGGTGACTCTGCAATACTTGTTACCAAATTAGAATTCTCTAAAATTGAATTGTTCCTATTGGTACCTGGTAGTCGCAGCATATTAGTATAGCTACTCTGGACCATATCAGGCTTCGTTAAATCATTAGATTGAACAGTAACAGCAACTTTACTATCAGAGACTGTATCAACTTGTTTATTATTAACAAATACTTTTATCATTGCTTAAGCTTATAATTTTAGAAACTACCTTTCTTTAAAAACATTAGCCTTTCCTTGAAAATCTTCCATCCTTTTAAAATCTACCCATCTTGTTACTGGCGCAGGAAGTTTTGCTATAGCTTGAGCAAGCTTATCATAGTCGAATCCCCCCATACTGCTACTCGGCACATAAGCAGGTGGCATAAGGTACTTAGGGTTAGGTGTTACCAATCCCCCTGAAGCGTAGCCTTTTAAGCGCATCTTTTCCAGAGAAGCCACAAGCCCCGGGTTCGCTTTTACCATAGATTGGTTCATCACATATTCTCCCTTATGTACTATGCCTGCCGGCTCATGCACCGCACCATCACCAGTATATCCACCAGTGTAGAACTGTGGGGCTTCCGGAGCATTCGCTGTAAGCAGTTGTTTAGCTTTAGCTATGTTAGCCAGCACAGTAGCAACAGTAGTAGCCATCGCCACCATATTACCTGGGAAAGGTAAAGACTGAGAAGAAGCGATACCTTTACTGATCGCCTCAGCAGTAGACAGGCTTATCTGGAATAGGGTAATTGCCTTCTGGAATTCAGCAGCCTCGGCAGACTGGCCAGCCACAATGTTAGCCAGATCTCCCAATGCCTGGGTAACTGTAACAGCCGTTTGATATTCCGCTTCTACGATGGCGGCTTTCTCATCTGCCTCTCTTTTCCTGGTAGCAACTTTGTTATCTGCTATCTGCTGTTCGGTGGCTGTGGAATCAGTACCATAGTCAATCTGGTTTTGCAGCCTGTTCTGAAGCTCAAGAACTTGGAGCTGATTTAATCTGGCTTGATATTGCTGCTCAGTTACTTCGCCATTGGCATATTGTTCCGTAATAACTAACCTTTGCTCCGCATAATACTTGTCAGTAAGAGTTTGAGCTTCATTATATTCCTTTTCTTTGGCATTCTTTATTGCTTCAACCTCCTGTTTAGCAAGCTCTATAAGTTTGAGAGAATGATCCTTCCGGGCCTGTAGTTCCTGTTGGTCATACTGAGCCTGAATGAGCGCTATTTGATTCGCAGTTAAATCTTTTGCCGATAGGGCAATCTCCCGCTCTTTGTCGTAAAGATCAATAGTAGCCTTTAGTCGTTCCTCTGAGTTATCCTTTGTATTTAGTACGGCCAGCTCAAGTGCGGATTTCTCGTCAGCCAATCGCTTTTGTAACGCCTGATACTGCTTATCCTCCATCTCCTTTGACCTGTTAGCGGCTTCTTCGGCTTTTTTCTTGCGAAGATCAGCCTCCTCTTTTATGAGGGAGACACGGTTAGTTATAAACTCATTCTGCTTACCGTTTGAGTCTTCCTGTATATCGAACAGCTCGTTTTGTGCATTGATGATATTTTGCAACTCATCATCGGTTACTTTAAGAAGTGCAGCTTGCTCTTTGGTAAGTGTGTTATTGTGAGAGTAGGTTGCCAACTGTTCCGTTTGAACCTTGTTAAGGCCTGCCGTAGCAGCTGCCTTCTTGATAAGTATATCTAATTCCTGCTGCGCCAGATCAGACAGCACCTTATTACGCTCCATCTCTTTGGCATAGGCATCCGCATTAGCTTTTTGTCTTATCTGCAAGGATTTGGTTTCATCATCCCGAACGTTTTTCAAGGCTTCAATGTCGCGTAATAGACGTTTGGAGGTGGAGGAATTTAATATTTTCTCTCTGGTTAGCTGTTGCTCCAAATCAATCAACCGGTACATTTCAGCTCCTGCCTTCGCAGCCGCTTTGCCAATATCCCCTAGATTAACAGTTAAGTCTTTCACCACTCCATTGAAGTCTGTAAATATCCGCTTAGGATCCTGCATTAACTTTACAAGGCCCTGCCCAACAGAGGCAAATGAGTTTACGAACACGTCGAAGGCAGCAGTTAAGGAGCCAACGACCCGCTCTAAAAAGTTCATGCCGGCTTGTGTTTTGGTAAGTAGCGCCAGAAGACCTGTAAACATGATCAGTATCGGAGTCATAGCAAGCAGCATCAGGGCTTTACGGCCTAAGAAAGATGCTTTTTGTACGCCATCCATTCCATCTTTAAAGTTGCTTAAGCCTTCTTTAGCAGAGGAAACGGCCTGTTTTGCTTTGTCCATCCCATCTCCAACAAAGCTGATAGCTGCTGCCAGAAGGCCTGAGCTATCTGCCGCCTCAATAATGCTACGGCTGTAAGAGCCAACGGACCGGGTGTAAACCTGTATACCTTCCTCAGCACCTTTGAGCTCATCCGTAATCTCATTGATGTGGTTCTTCATCTCTTTGCCCTCGGCACTTTCTCTCTGTGCCTTTGACATAGCATAATATTCTCCTTTAAGGACAACTAGCTTTGTGCGAAGTTGCTCCACTGAACCTGCAGCAGCCTCATCCATTTTAGCTTGCGCTTCCAGCATCTTAAGCTGGTGGGCTTGCTGTTTTGAAAGATAAGCATACTCTGACTTCAAAGCCTGCTGACGTTCAATCATATCATCCGTCACCACATTGCCGGCTTTCATCTCTTTAGCCAGCTCAGCCTGTTGGCGCTTATTGTTCTCTATCTGCTTGCCAAGGTTTACCAGCTCCTTTTTGGTGGCAGCATCGTCTAATCTAAACCTAAGTAATATTTCTTTCTTTTGCTCTGACATGGTGTGTGATGGTTATGCAGGGGCCAGATGAGCCCCTGCTATTTGTTAGTACCTGTTCCTGCCCTCAATTTCATCCATGCGCCTTTTGAGTGGGCTTACTTCGATGACAGCTTTATAACCACCATCTGACCTTATCTGACGCAAAATGTTATGGGAAGTATCGTTATGGATGACACTCACCCCGTATTGATCATGCAGTTCCTGTATCAGATCTTTAGCACACTCCACTTTTAAGTATATTTCCTTCTCCCGATCCGTTACCGCATAAACCGATACTGAATCTATATAAGAGCTCAGGACATCCTCAGAAAGCACAGCTTCATCATCCACTATTGCTACATCACTAAGGTGAGCTGTTCTATAGTAGACGGTATGGTCTCTTTTAATCCTTCCCTTCAGCATATTTATGGCACTCTCTACATCAGACAAATCAGGCAACTTCACCATCTGCTTTACCTGTTCGATATCAAGAGATAGTCCTGCCACCTCTACAGGTTTACCGTCAACTATCCGATCACGCACAATGTTAGCTATTACTACCTTACCTGTAGTCAGCTTTGAAATATCTTGCATAGACAGCTCTCCAAGACCTAACCTCCTGAAAGAAGTTATTACTTTATTCACCTGATCCACTAAGCTTTCAACCCGGCGCTTAAACTCTTCAATCTTATCCTGATCGCGAGACATGACTATTTTTTCTTCTGGTATTTGCACTTCCTTTTTCATTGGTCTAAAAGTTGAATTATAAAATTGATTTTTGTTTTAGTCTTTACTATTGATTACATCTACTACATCTAATATCCATACTCCAGAGCCGCTCTGTTGCTTATTAAGCTCGATATTAATACCAAGCCTTTTAAGCAAGTTGTCGAGTATAACATCTTCCTCTTCAGTTGTCACGGTCAGATGCTCCCAACCTGCGTATCTTCTAGAGGTAATTGCCTTGATGAGCTCTAACCGCTCCTGAGGCGTCAGAACTAGCGGGTAATTCTTTCTTCCTGCCATAATCTATCTGGTTATATGGTTGATGATATATTTAATTCAGTTTGAATTTTCGCTTGATGTTTTTGGTGACCTTCGCCCAAGGATCCTGTTTGCCGTTAATTTTTGAGGCCACACCATCCAGAGGATGTCCGTTCCGCGATACCTTCACCCGGCCGCTAATTCGATCGGCTGCGTAATCCAGTGGGTGGCGTTTCGCCAGTGGCCTGTTTGGTTTTGGCTTTGGCCTGGCCACCGCCTGTGCAGAAGGGCCGCCTCCAGGTACATCATTTTCAGCTAGGATCATGTTGGAGACAATGCCACCCGCCACTTCTATTTCAATACCATTATCCAGCTCGTAAACTCCGTCACCTAAGGCTTCTGTTAATTCCGGATTTTCATATACTTTAGAGCCCTCATCTAACTCTCCTTCATAATAGATCTTGCCCTCGCCGTTTGCCAGTTCTGTGCTTTCTGCCAATGCTCTTGGCTTTGGCACAGGCTTACTCACCCTCTTCGCTTTTGGCTTCGGCTTGGCCTTCGTTGAGTTGTTCGGCTTCTGCCTGGAAATTGGTTTGCCAGTAATAAGATCCTTGCTATCCAACATGAAGCGGCCTGGGCCATGGGGAGTGGCTTTGGCAAGCAAGAGGGCATAAGTACTTACATCATCATCAGAGAATGTCTCTAATCCATTCTTGTGTGTATAGGTGTTATCATACTTCTGGAGCCTGGCCCTTTCGATCGATGAAAGAGGAGTATTGTCCCTGGCAATGGTTCGTAAAGTTTGAACAGCTGCAGCATCGGTAACGCTACCGTTCATGATGCCGGTGATTACATCAAGCTTCTTCTTTCCATCCAGCATAAACTGCGACGCTGGGAGATTTTGAACCCGCTCCATGTATTTCGCCTGGTATGGGTTAGGTGCGCTTATTCTCTGTGCACCAGGTAAAGGCCTGCCGTGTACCATCCGGCTAAAGCCTGTGAAGATTCCTCTGATTAAATTAGACTGTCTCATTTTTCACATTATTAAATATTGGTTCTACATCAAGCCATTTTTCAGCCTCCTTCTCATCTTGGAATATTGGTATGTTCCCTCTGATTATCTTTAGAAAAAATGGCTTCTTCGGATATATAGCTGCTTTCATCTGTGCTTCAGTTTTATAAACTACATCCTCAACCCTATATCCATCCTCCTCTATCCAAACTGCTGCACATCCGTTTACCCCGTTGTCAGCTAACAGGGATTTTAATTCTTCTTTTGAAACCTGCCCAAGCAGGATCTGCTTTAATATGTCTCTTTGCGTCATGGCTGTATCGGATATCTGTCAGGGAAAAAGCTTCTCATTATGTCGGGGTCTCCCTCGCAAAACTCAAACAGAGCGGCGTGTAGATCAAATGGCTTTTCTCTCTCCAGCCTTTCAGCCGCCTGTTCTTTCGTTATCCGGCCAGAAAGTATCTGCTTCAGGACCTTCCGGCTGTTTTCTTTTGATTTAGATTTCATCTGTTCAATTTTTGCATCAACTCATCTACCAGATTATTCAGCCGTTCCGGAGGTAGCTTGTCTATAATGTCGGAACTGGTTATGTAACCTCCTATGGCCTTCAAGATCAGGTCAGATGCATGGATCTTGTTATAAAGCTTAATCTCCAAACCGAAACGGCCTTGCTTGATGCTTTCCACAGCCGCCAGCTTTTCTCTGCTGAGTGTATTGAAATCTTTGAATTTCAAGCTAGTGCCGTCAAAGTCTACAAAGTCTGAGATAACCGCCCCGGCAATGTTAGCCAGGTTAGCTACAACAGCATCCGTATCCAGTTGGAGCCTGTCAGAACGTTCAGCCTGCAGGCGCTTAATCTCTTCAGAAACTAAAGTTTTCTTAAGTAGTTGGTGCCCTTGGACCATTGCCGTTTTCTCGCTATACCCAGCACGCATAGCTGCTTGAGTTGCGTTCATATCTTTAAGGTATTCTTCTATAAAGAGTGACTGTTTCTTATTAAGATTTCCTTTCATACTTTATAATGATATAGCGTTTAAGCTAAATACAGGGCACGAGTGATTAAAATATTTATATTTCCACCTACACTAAATTAACCTTTTTAAGTGGGTTATCATTGGCTTAAATCCCTTGCGTTTAAAACCTAAGTGCCTTGATAATACAGTAATCAAAATATATTCTGTACATTGATGCTCTTCTAGTAATGCATATAGGATTGTTTGATTACATCTACAGCAGTTGCCTCTGGTGTGGATATTTGGGGTTGTTGGCTTTATTGCCGGCAGCCCCTTTTGCTTTAGTATGAATCTATATTCAAAGCTCTACACGCGCGCGTTATGATTCCCGAAAAACCTTCAGCATGCTCAAATCGCTCTTTTACCTCCCCTTCTTCAATTCGGGGTTCCGCTGCACAAAAAGCCTGAAGCTGTCGTAACTGTGCCCTAACAGCTTAGCCATTTCTTTACCTGGTAACTTGCCATTGGTGTACAACTCCCGGGTAAGCTTTATATCTGCTGTGGTAAAGTCTTTTCGCTTCTGTTTATCCTTTGATGGCTCAGGGAATAATTCTAACTGCATGAGTGCCTACATTTGACAGTCATCTTTATATTCTAATACTGATCGGCGTAATCTGTAATGGAGCTATGAGCTAAGTCGCACCTGGTAATAATAGTGTCTAAAGGTCCATTCCTATGTTTAGCGAAGATGTGCTGCAATGTGCCTACCGTTGAATTACCAATCTCATCTTGTGTTATACCGTAGTACTCCGGGCGGTATAAGAAAACTACCATGTCTGCATCCTGCTCAATTGACCCTGATTCTCTAAGATCAGATAATTGTGGCTTTTTATCCGGCCTACTCTCCACAGCGCGACTCAATTGAGAAAATGCTATAATAGGTATGCTTAGCTCCTTAGCTGTGAGCTTCAACCCCCTGGAAATCGAGCTGATTTCTTGCTCCCTGTTACCATCTCTCTCACCTCTCATCAATTGTAGGTAATCAACTATGATTAAATCTATATCATAGTCAGTTTTAAGCTTAAGGCATTTTGTTTTAAAATCTGTTATAGTGAGACCTGCAGTATCATCCAGAAACATATTATTATTCCGAAGCTTTTGGCTCATAATAACAACCTCTTCCAGATCATCCGTCGTGAGTAGCCCTTTTATGAATTGGGAATTAGTAAACTCTGATTCAGAAGCAATAAGCCTACCTATAAGCTGCTCGTTACTCATTTCTAATGAGAAGAATACAACACGCTTCCCATACTGTAATACTGCATTCTTTGCACATTGTAACCCTAAAGCTGTTTTACCCATGCCAGGACGTGCTGCTATGATAATTAAATTTCCTTTGTGCCAGCCTCCGGTTAACCTATCTATACTGCTTATACCACTCGGCACGCCGACAAGCCCTAACTTTTCTATATTAGCTTGGGTTGTAGCTATAAAATCATCGTAAACTTGAGCTGCTGTTACAGCGCTGTTGGCGGTTATGCCACCTAAAAGGGCTGAAAGATTACTTACGTTTTTTGAGATTAACTCTAGAATATCATTACTCTGATCACCAGCGCCCTGGTAACCCTGCAAAAATAAATTCATCACCTCACGCCTGGCATAGTATTCTAATAATATGTGGATATGATGTAGAAGATTAGCATCTGAATATGCATTCTGCGTCAAGCTAACAACATAATTAGGGCCTCCTACAAAATCTATTTTACCTATTTCCCGTAATTCCTGCGTCACAGTAAGTATATCAACTGACTCACCTTTTCTGTACAGAGATAGGATCGCCCTGTAAATTTGTTGGTGAGCAGGTTTATAAAACACTTCAATTCTTTTTAGATAAGGCAGAGCTGTAACTAATCCAGGCCTACTCTGTATTAATGTACCCAAAACCATAACTTCAATTCTTAATTCATTTGGATGTGGTAAAGCCTTCATCATTTGTATACCTTTTTCTGTTGTTCTTTTACTGACTTCTGAATATTAAACCCTGGCACCGCATTCATGATGGGAACTTGAGAGCTATAAGAGCTTATAGGTATGATTTCATCACTCCAGCACTCACCATGTAGGTAGGTGCTTGGATTCTTGCGGTGCTTCTTATCTGGAGTGGAAGCAACGTATCTGGGCACATGAGCTACCGCAGCATCTCTTTTAATTTGAGAAAGGTTCTTCCAAGCAACAAGTGCTTTTTTTCGATCAACCTTCTTATCATATAAATTCCAGAATACCTCAAATGAAATTTCATAATCTGGCAAAGCATTGCTTTGCAGTTCTGTTTGAGGTTTTTGGTTTAAGGTTTTAGGTTTATTAGTTTCAGGGTTTATATATGACTGTAATGCTTCTGCAATAGCTTCTACAGTTGCTCTGGGGTGTGCTTCTACAATTGCTTCTACAATTGCTTTTACATCTGCTTCTACATTTTGTGCAGAAGCAAGTTTGTAAGAATCAGTTTCAGAAAGCCATTTCCCTGTTAATGAAACTTTATTACAGGTATATTGATTTCTACTTTTCTCCACCCATACTATCAACCCACAGTCGTGCAGAAATTGAAGAGCGTTCTTATAGGTCCTCCAGTCTGTAATTCCTAAAGTCTCCATAGACAACTCTGTTTGTATGTCTACCACTTTTTTCCATCCGCTTTTATTGGCACGATGAACAATCCAGTGATAGATTGCAACATGAGGCGCCTTAATCCTTGGTTCTTCGAAAGCGTAAGGCCAAAATGCTTTTTCCAACTCATATCCATTCATCTACTCCTCCTTTTATGATTTAATGCAAGATTCTTTGAAGCTGGCCAGGAGTAGGCAATTATGCACGATAAAGCTTTCACATGCCTCAAACTGCTTTGACAGCTGTTCATACATCTGCACCTTATCAAAAGCATATAGCTCTCCCTTCTCAAGACATAGCTCCTGATAGCTCCAATTATACCATTCTGATTCTTTAATATTGGATGTTGCCTCTGGTGTGGATATCGTTGACATGGATACCTCCTATGCTCTTTTGCGCCTGGCTGATCTGGCAAGGGTAAGTGTTGCCTCCTCTGCAGAGTTAGTTGGCTCTACCAGCTGTAATTTGGACCAAGCAAGCAGATCCCCACGTGAGAAAATAAGCTTTCTCCCGAACTTCTTGAAAGGAATCTGTTTGGTGCTGGTTAGTTTATAAAGCTGTGATTCACTAATAGGGTAACCTTGGTTATTAAGAAACTTTACTGCTTCCTCAAAAGGAAGAGTATCGGCTTGCCGGCCAACTTCTCCTTTGTTTGGAGAATGATGTTTAATATCTAGCAACAATGTTTCAATGTTGCTAAGTCGTGCTTCAATTACATCAAATGGATTAGTCATTGTCTCATTCATTTAGTTAATGAGACAAATATCATGACTTGCAAAAGTGGTAAGGGGTGGTAAGGGGTTACGTAAGGGGGTTACTTAATTCAGCTATCTTAAGTTCATCTTTAGCTAGGGCCAATGCAGCATTAACATCTGACAGTTCATGTGGGTTTTTAAATAATAACTCAATAGCAGCTTTAATGTGGTTTTTCATATTAGAAGCTGTTCTTATCCTTTTACCACCTGTCATCGATATAGAGTTATATTTTGTTTGAAGTGCCTTCCAAGACACATTCCATCTTTCCGCTTCTGTCTTTATTCCATTTATTTTACCACCTTCCATTTCATCAAATATTAAAGACTCCCCAGTCCTGTGAAGGTAATAATAGTATAAAGCTATAGCCATTTGTTTAGGCTTACCATCTGGTTGTTTTTTGTGCCGTGCGATTGCACAGTTTATAGAATCACTAACTGCAGGACCTGTTGGCGATATTACCTTATCAGCAGTTGGCGCTATCTGGATTGTAAGCAATGGCTTATTCATCATACTCTCATCAACTGTAATGATTTGCCTGTTTCCTAAATATTGAAATTGATTTGAAACTTGCTTTTCTACTTCAGAAGTAAAAGCATTCTCAAATAAGGATATGTTTTCCAACAATATTCCCCAAGCTTTATAACTTATCCCTACCTCAACACCATAACTATAAAACTCATTTAAAGAATATTTGTGTTCAAACCTACTCCCTGGCTGGGCAAGTCCATTAGGAATAAATCCATAATCTTTTTGGAGCACTATTTGAATTACTGCATCCCTTCTATTATCAGGCGTATCTATAAATGGAATAAGTGAAGAGCCGTAGCCCTTAAAGAAGCCTTCCTGATATCTGAGCATATATGCAATAGGAATTGTATCATTATCCTTTAGCAGTTTATCTATCGATGCACTAAAAGCAGGAAGAAAATAGAGATTGTATTTTTGAAGAGTGATATATTTAAAGATTGGACTTTCATCAATAAAGTACTTCCTTGCTAAACTTTGAGGCAGCAATCCTGCCTTATATAAGGCTAGAGGATGGGGCTTATAGTTTAATACTGCTTGAGATGCGCTATTAATATTACTTACATAAAAGTTCATATCCATAACTCTTAAAAATTAGTCAATAAAGCTGCATTCTTTTGTCTCTCCTCTTGCTCAAAAGATGCCAGGTAGTTCTCTGTAGTTTTAAGATCATTATGCCCTAAGCTCTCCGATATAAAGGCAATATTAGCCCCTGATCGTTTAAGTACACTGGCGTAGCTGTGCCTAGCCGTATAGGTACTTATATTACCGATCCCAAGCTCGTCACCTATGATCTTCATTTTATCATTCATCAGCTTTGTGATGTTCTTAATGATGCGCCTTTCATCGGTTGGAGACTCCCCGCCTTTTAAGAATGGAAAGATGTAGATATCCTGGCTTTCAGGAGGATTCCCCCACCGCTCCATAATTGCTTTCATCTCTGGTGTAATGATGGCATGAATGAGCTTTTTCTTTTTCGCCTTGGCTACTGTCTTCTGCCGGTAAAAACAGATCTCACCATTCCGGATATTGGAGTACTTGAACTTGCAAATGTCTGTGATGTTGGCCCCATTACATAAGTAAGAGTAAAACCAAAGATCCCGGCACATGGTAGTGGTATCAGTTTTACAGTCGTGCTTCACAATTTTGCCAATATCCGCTATGGTTAGGGCAATATTCCTCCCTTCATGCTGCGGTATTTCATACTTGCCTTTGCCAAAGGGGTGCTGTGAGGCTTTAATAACTCCAGCTTCTTTAGCATCATTCACAATAGACTGCAGCGCCCTCATATACATTGAAATCGTTGTATAGCTCTTACCTTCATCCAGTAGATATTTTTCATACTTTTGAAGCCAGGCAACAGTGATCTGGGAGATGTTAATTTTATTGGCTGGCAACAATGCCGCACTTATGAATTTACCACCTTTAAGTTCTTTGGGGTCCTGATCTCTGTTTGTAAACAGGATTATACTTCTTAGGGTGTACTTATACCAGTCAGATGTGTTCACCTTTTCATCTTCTATCGTTACTTCCATTTTGGAGATGAAAGCCACGTTCACGGATGAGCCTATACCTTTTCCAAGTCTACCATTGAGTGCCTCAAAAGAAAAGAGATCATTCCTCACAAGGTCCTTTACCTGCTCCTTTACTTTATCAGCCTCATATTGAATAGCTTTTTTAATATCCAGCATAGCCCTGCTTTTAGAGTCTGGCAAAAGTTCCCAATCATCCAATGAGATGTACTTTCCGGTACCGTAATACTTAGGAACTCTCTTATGGGTAACTCTAATTTTAATTGGGTATAAGCCTGCTTTTGTAGGAGTCCTTTTATCTAATACAGCCTCCAGAGTTACACCGCCTTCTGAATAGTCAAACAT